CTGATAGGTTGTTATAGAGCTTGCCGGCATTCAGGGCTGCGCTACCGTAGCCGCTGATGCCGCCGCGGTTCAGTCCGTTGTAAATGTTCAGCGCTGAGCCAACATCGCTCAGGCCCTGGCCGATCTGGCCCATCGAAGGCATGGAAGATCCGCCCGGGGCGGAGGCGCTATAACCCGCTACCTCTGTCGGTTGTTGGTAACTCTGAGTCCCTGTTACCACTGGCCCGTTGGCGGCTTCCCCGCCAGCGGCGTTAAAACCCCCGCCTGTGTCGCTGCTAAATGGGTCTGTATATGAGTATTGATCCAGCGCGCCGGATGCGTCGTACGGGTTAACCCCGACCGGTAATCCAGTATTAGGGTCCGTCATCCCGAAATTAGGATTGGCACCGGCCAAGTCATTCGCACTAGGTCCGCCCCACAGCGTAGGATTGTTACCGCCGAAGGCCGCGCTAGTGCCGCCGCCGGGAAGGCCGGGGTTTCCGCCGGGTCCGCCAGCGAACATGCGGCCGATGGTGTTAATCGCGCCCGGGAGCCCTGACAGAAACTGATTCGCAGCCCCGGTCCCCATCGAATACCCGCCGGCCTTCTGGTTGCCCTGCAGGATCTGCGCACTGCCGATATTGCCCGCGTATTGCGCCCCAAGCGCATTGGTATTAAGTGCAGTGCTCTGCCCCTGGCCCGCCAAGCCCGTGAGCCCCGCCACGTAGTTATTGAGATAGCTTCCCGCAAGTCCCTGCCCGTATTGCTGCAACGCCATTCCCGTGGCGCCAGAATTGAGCAGACCCTTAGCAGCCTGCGAGCGGTCAATAGCCTGCGCGCCCTGCTGCAGTTGGAACTGATACCCCGGCAGGTTCGTCAGCATGTTCGACAGCTGCGAGGGGTCAATCTGGGAATAGCCAGGGAGTCCGTAGAACGAGCCCAACTGGTTAAGTGCCGCCCCGCCGGCCTGCATGTAAGGCTGCGCGTTCTGTTGCGCGCCCTGCCAGAACTGATTCTGAGTATTGATGGCGTTGCCGGTCGCAGCAGTCTGCGCACCGGATGCGAGCGCACTGCCAGCTACACCGGTGGCGCCTGAAACCAGAGGGGCAATGCCTTGTATGCCGTTAGCTATTTGCGAGTAATCCATATGTTTACCATGCTATGCAGATAATCGCCGCTGGTCCGCCATTGCCGCCCGCGCCAGATTGAGTAGCAGTGTTCTGCGCAGGGCCGCCGCCACCACCGCCCGCGCCGTAGTTGCCACCGTTGCCGCCACCGCCCCCGTTAGTGCTGCCAGTCGCACCGGCGCCGCCGCCGCCACCGTATGCTGCGCCCTCTATTCCGCCGTTTGTGAATCCATCGGTGCCGCGGCTACCGCTCCCTGAGCCACCAGCAGCAGCGGCAATGTTTATGTAGCAGTTATTTGATAAGAGGCCTGAGCCGCCAGCACCACCATTAGTGACTCCATTGCCGGCACTGATTGCCCCACCGCCGCCGCCGCCCGTGCGCACGTAATTAGTGCTAGGCGCGCCCGCCGTGGAGGTTTCGTTTCCGGCAGCACCGCCAGCACCAGAGCCGTTCGCGTTGCCGACGCCGCCGGCCGTGCCTGAGTTATCCCTACCAGCCCCGCCTGCACCAGACGTGCCCTGCGTTCCGTTAATTTGCCCGGCACCCCCGCCGTTCCCGCCGTTTGCAATCAGCAGATTGCCGAAATTAGCTTGGCTTCCTGCCGTGCCCGCATTTCCCGCCGATGTGTTGGAAGTCTGTGCGGCCCCGCCTGCACCACCGGACGCGTTGCTAAAGGTCAGTGTTACGCTGCCGCCGAGGGCTGCTGCGGAAAACCAGGCTGTGGATGTCCCGCCCGCGCCCCCGCCACCGCCGCCACCGGTCGCCGTGCTGGTCGCGTTCTTAGAACCAGAGCCCCCGCCCCCACCGCCGCCGATCACGATCACCCGCACTACAGTGGCGTTTGCCGGGACCGTATAGGTCTGCGAGGCTCCGCCCGCATTCGTAAATGTCTGCAGGTTAGCGGTCGGGAAGTCCGCAGATACCGACCCCCACTTGGGGACACTGCCCGCGCCCTGACTGAGCAGCACTTGGCCTGAGGATCCCGCGGAACCGTTTGTCTTCAGATCCCCGCTCGAGAGCACAACCGCATCGCCACCGCCAGGGTTAAACGTGTGTGTGCCGGTCCACGTGGGCGCAATGGCCTGCGAGAGTGCCGGAGCTCCGTCAGATCGCAGGAAGGTCGACGCGGCGCCGTTGACCGCACTTAAGCCGACACTGGCGGAAGGGTTAGCACCGCTAGCACCGCCGCCCGCAGCCTGCCAGGTCGGGGGTGTCGTACCGTTGGATGTCAATACCTGACCGGTAGTCCCTAACCCGCCGAAATCGTTATTGGTGTACCTGAGATCCAGGCGCGCGAATACGTCGCGGTAGATCCTCGCGAATACGTCAGACAGTTCTCTTCCGTCGACCGGCCCGGGTGCAAACCGGGGCGGTACGACCTTGACCATATCCGTCATCGGGTGAGGACTTCCCCGTCAGTGTTCACGCCCAGCCAGCCAATTTTGGTCTGCGCTGTGGTCGACAGCCGCGCCACCGGCCTGCGACCGGTACCGTTGCGCCGCCACGTGGGGCGCACCTCAGTCAAGCCGACAGTTCCCATGCTCTGGTAGCGGCTGTAACCGAAGTGCCGCCCGCCATCGAATGACATTTCCAGACACACCTGCGGATCCGTGTCGGTTCCTGTTTCATTGCCGACACCGGTTTCGGCATCGAGCTCTATTTTGTCTACGCGAATGCGGTGCAATTCCTCAGGACCCACCAGCGGCCAGGCGCGCTCCCGGTAAATCGCGGCACCGTTGTCGGTGTAGGTCTTGCTATCCAGTTGATAGAGGTTGCCGTTATACAGGTCGAGGTAGAGGTGTTTTCCAGCCCAATAGGCGTAAGCGTTACCTAACTCCTGATGCAGGGCGCCGTTCGTATCGCGATAGGCGCGTCGGTGCCAGAGCCCCGCCCCGATGTCATAAACCCAGGTCAGACCGGCGCCCGGGATATTCAGGACATAGAACGAATGTCCCTCATGCTGGTAGCCATAGCCCCATGGGGTCTGGACTTCCGCGCCTGGGAGGGAGGAGTAATAATCCTGCAGCGATTCCTCAACCGCGTAGCTCGATACATACTCGACCTGATAGCCGACGCTTTTCACTACCCGATAAGCACCGTTCGGTGTGGTCGTAACCCAGAAAAGGTTATCGTCCACCAGGGCCGGCAAAAAGAACGAACTGCAGCCCACGTGCAGCACGCCCCCGGGGATGCGTTCCCAAGGGAATGAGGCCGCGCCAGTGTCGGACCAGATCTCGGTTGTCTGTGCGCCCAGCAGCCACAATTCGCGTTGTGTGACGATTGCACACACCAGATCGTCGGGCAGAGCCTCCGCGGTTGCGACGTTCAGCGCGCTGATGGTCGTGAAGTCATCAATTGCCGTAATGCCGAACTGCCCCGAGAGCGAAAAGCCCGGGACGATAAAGATCCCGTAGCCGTCCATGTAGGCAACGATGGACTGCGCCGTGGGTCCGTTCGCAATCGGACCTGTGAGGCTATTGGTCGATATGTTCGCGACATACATCCCCGTGCTGTCGCAGATCGCCACCTGACTCGCAGCATTAGCAGCCATTGACACGCGACCGCTCACGGTCGGGAGATTGCCCAGCAGCGTGACCACGTAGGATTTAGGCCCGCTACCGGATGAACCGTTAGCGGTCTGTTCTATGACCTTGTAGACACCGCTACCGACCACAGCTACCAGGGTCGATCCGCTATGGGATGCGGTTACGAGCCCGCGGCCCTGGCCAGTCACGCCCAGATTGGTGAGTAGCTTCTTGCCAGGCGTCCCGTAGAACGCGCCAACCTCTCCGCCCGGGGCCTGACTCTGTACTGGGTACAGATTGACGCAGGTCTGTGCTGAGAGTGGCAGGGATCTAAGCTGGTAGGCGCCGCCCAGGAATTGAGACTTCACAACACACGCGTCTGAAGCTTCGAGCCCTGGCGCACACGTCGCTGCTCAAACAGGTTTGCGGCGACCCGGAGCTCGACGTACTTCGCCTCCCAGATGGGCAAGCGCTGCTGCTCACCTACGTAGGGGGCGGATTCTGACAGCGCTGCATACAGCCAGAGATCCGGGAACCGCGCGAAGAAGGTGTTACCCGTGATGTCGTTGGTTGCGATGTCAGGAAACCGCTTGACATAGCGACCGTTCAGGGTCGAGTTATCTTTGACGGTCGGCCAAAAGATTATGCTGTCGCCCTCCATGGAGTACCAGACGGTATCTATTTCGCCCGTGATCGAGCCCGCCGACACGCTGTTCTGCAGCTGAACGCGCGCTTCGAGTTCTTCGTACGGGCAATAGCGCAGCGACCGGTTGCCGGAGAAATGCAGGTTCTTGATCTCGATGCAATCGGTCGGGAGAGCCGCGGTATTGGAGGTAACATTCACAGACAGCGAGGTGTCCTGGGTGCTCGAGCGCACGTCCCGGTAAACGCGCTGCTCACCAGCCGACACGATCAGATCGAGGATATTGGTCGAAATGCTGGAGACGGAAACGTCATCTCCGTCAATAAGCTGTCTGAGCTTGTTGCGGAAGTCCGCGTAATTGGAGAAAACCATTAGTAACCCCTGCGCGCGATCAGTCTCAATGTGCGATTAAGCAAATGATGCGGCTTCTGCCCAGCGCACTCGAGCGCACTAATCAGTGTCTGGTGCCAGGGCAACGCCCCAGGCTCGTCGGCGTAATACGGAATACCGGGAATGCCCAGTGTGTAGTGGAACAGGCTGGACCGGGTGTATTGCGTTTCCCCGATAAGATGGTTCCACGTGGAATCCAGCTTCCCAACCTGCTCGTTCTTCAGCCACTCGAAGCGGTGCAGGTACTTCCCGCCCTTCTCTTTCACAAACTCAGGCGTCAGCACCCGATTCGCCATGTGGCCGCAGTTCCACAGGATCAGGCTGGACCAGTTCTTCCGCGGGTAGTCGAGGTTCGGCGCCTCCATGGGCGTGCCGACATACTTCGAGTGGAAGCGGGTCTTGTACTCGTGCTGAACTACCGCCACGCCCTTGTCGAATGTGAACTTCTCGCGCTGCGCCCACAGGTTCGCCAGGTCATCCCGCAGCAACATATCGCTGTCGGCGTAGATCGCCCAGCCGCTGAAGTCGCACAGGTACGGGACCAGAAACCGGGACAGCGTGAAGGCATTAGTCCCGTCAGTCCCGACATCTTCAAACATCCCCTCCGCCAGGGGGATGATGCTGACCGGTTCTGTCGTGCGCTCGATGATCGATTGACAGAGAACGTGATACGCAACGGCTTCTTTTTGGTCGAAGCCGACGGCAATTCTAATCATCCACCCATCCAGTGTTTACGCATGCCCTTGTAATGCCAGATCCGCGCATCGCTCGAGTCGCCAGGATGCTGCGGGGTCCAGTTAAACTCGTCACAGTCAAGTGTCAGGATCTTGTGCGGCTTGTCCTGCGCCACGTCCCGCACCGCGAACTGATCTCCCCACCATTCCTTGTATTCACCGGTGTAGGTGTGGGTATAGAGCAGGCAGTCCCGCCAGAAGGCCTGCGCGTTCTTCGAGAACATGACGCCCGTGTTATAGGGCTGGACCTGTAGTTCAGGCTCCGAACGCCTGGTCAGCGCAACATCGAAGTCGCGCTGGAATACATCGGACACATCCCGCTTGACCAGTACGTCAGAGTCTAAAAGTAATAGCTCTGTATGATCTGAGTCTGGTAAGGCCAGGATGTGTTCGAATCTGAAAAGCATCAGCGGGGTCCGCTTGCGGCGGATCACCCTATCGACACCCGGGAGCTCCGGGGTGTCCTCGTCCGTCATCTGGATGACTTCGCACTTAAGTACATCCTTGACTGACTTCAACATCAGCCTGGCATGCTTCGGGCAGTGCCCCGCCAGGAGAATCCCTACGACCATATTTCGTCCCGCCCCACCTTATCCCGGTAGGTATAGCCGCGCTCTTTCACCCAGTCTCTCATCTGGTCTGACTTGTAGCCGTAGCGCTCGCCGTGCTTCTTTGTCTCGAGGATCAGTGTCGGGTGGAACAGATCCAGCGTGCGGTACGCGCCCTGCAGCGCCGGCCACTCGTAGCCCTCGACATCGAGCGCGATCAGGTCGCACGCATCAAGCTTCAGGCTATCGATGGTGAGGGCCGGAATGGTCCCCGACCCACTGACGTGATGCGAGCCGCAGTTATTCGGATTCAGCTGCAGTGCGACCGTACACTCTTTGTCGGCAAGCGCTGCACAGCGGGCCTGGATGTTCTCCACCCCGCGGCAATTGATCAGCAGACACTCGAAGTTGTGCGAGTCGGGCTCGAATGTATAGACCTGCGAGAAATGGCGGGAGAGCTCGAGCGGGTAAACCCCGCAGTTCCCGCCAGCCTGCACAGCTACCGCCCTGCCCCTCACATGCGGGAGCCATTTGTCCTTCAGTTCCCGCGCTGATGTCACTGTCGGTGCGTGACATCCCTCATCCAGCCTGGGCCAATAAAAGCCCTCGTAGAGCTTCACGCCTTGGAGCCGTCGACAAGCTCGATCTGGCTTTTGGCATAGGCGATAACCATGAAGCCCAAGTCATTGCCGTCGTCATTATTCAGCTTCGTCATGCTCTGCACATCGAACCGGTCGAATAGCTTCGCCATCCACCAGCTAATCGGCTGCAGCGTTACGTGCGCATTACGACCGTCAGGCAGGGTCTTAAGCGCCGGCACCGTGCAGACGGTGCAGAACAACAACCCTTCCGTGAGGGCCTTTAAATGGTCCAGCACGTTATCGACATACTCAGGCTCAATGTGCTCGAGGACATCGATACAGCAGACCATCTCTGCCGGTACCGGATCAGTCGAGAACTGCGGGACGCCAGGGTCATAGGCCTGGTACGTCAGCTTGTGCGAGGACTTGAGATTCTTGTAGAGCGACAGCCGCGAACCGCAGCCGTAATCAAGCAGATGCTTAACTTGGAACTGCTCGATGAGCCTCGCTACCATTGGGGCGAATGATGCTCCCGCCGTCCCGTAGTTCCCCGTTGCATGCAGGGCTTCCTGCTGCTTCTGGTAGTTCGGGGAGATCCGCGGCGACAATATCAGCGGCTCTGCGGATTTCATCAGCCCACGTTCCATGCTCTTTCTGCCTCACTAATCGCATTGACTTGTACCAGGGGATGCGGTCGCTTTTCCCGTAATAGCGCCATGTGGTCGCTGTCGGGATAAATATCGTTGTCGACACGCCCAGAGCCGCCGCCAGGTGCCCGACCGCGGTCTGCATGCACACCACATGATCCAGTGCCGACACCATTGCCGCTGTGTCGTCATAGTCCGGTGTCAGCGTGGCAAACGGGTACTCCACCAGATCAATGTCGGGATACTTCTTGCGGAATTCCTCAATCTCGGGGGTCGCCTTCTTGTACTGCAGGCTTACCCAGTGCGCGTCCACTGACCGGAACAGCGGCACCAGGTCTTCCAGCTTCATCTGCCGGAACCGCGCATTGGTGCGCGTTACTCCGCCAGTCCAGGCGATACCGATACAGGGCTTTTCCTTGGCGTCAAAGTGCTGCTGCCACATCGCAGAGCGCACCGGGCAGGCCTTCAGGTACGCCGCCCCCGGAAAAGCTTCGTCAGTAAGCCTGTAGAACTGCCCGAGTTGACTGAGAGGGATTGAGTAATCGATGTCTCGATCAGCCTTCGCCCAGCGGCTTCCAGTATGGCCTGTGTCACGGCGCGTCGGATAGATCGTGATCCCGGGGAATGAGCGCTTGAAGAGTCCGTAGAGTTTTGGCTCACAGTCGAGAATGACCTTTTTGCAATCCTTGATGGCATCGGGCAGGACGGAGGCAAAGTTGACAGCATCCCCTAACCCCTGGTCTTCATAGATGGCGACAATCGCGTCTTTCTCGCCCTTCCACTCAGGCTCGTTGCCGTACTGCACCCGCGGCAACCAATCCCCGCCCACCGTGGAGTTATAGTTTTTCCAGCCTGGCACCCACTCGTGCCGCGCGATCTGGCAGAAGCCTAGATTACTGGTCCCGCTCTTACTCTTAGGATCGAACGCGAGCACCTTCCGGCAGTACTCTTCAGCCTCGTCAAACTTGCCGCAATCCGTCAGCAGGGCTGAGATATCCAGATGCATCACGGCGCGGTGCTTCTCGCTTTTGGCATACCGCAGCGCCATGTTATAGGCGTGCTGGGCCTCATCAACCAGCCAGAGCTCGTGTGCTGCACAGCCCAGGTTCACCCACAGCGCAGGCTCGTTCGGGACTTCCCGCACCCCGGCAGCTGCGAAGTGGTACGCGACCACAACCTGGCCCAGCCGGCGCATGCAGTAGGCGGCGAGCACCAGGGCCCCGATGTGAAGCGGGTCTTTCTCAAGCATGCTCATCGCATACTTGAGGCCTTCAGTGAGCCGTCCCTGCTCTGCTTCCGTCCCGATCTTGTCTAGGTTCGCTTGGTCTTCGAATGTGCCGAAGCTCACTTGGCCCCCATGTCATAGATCTGCTTAACCGCGCCGCGCTCTTTGCCGGTCGTGCACTTGAGCCAGGGATAGTTGGTGTTGATCTCTTGGAACATGCGGGTCTGATGGTCCCGGTTCCAAACGTCTATGCCCTTGGCGCGCATCTGGAGGATAACTATCGGCGGAAGCTTGGCGTATAGCCACCAACCTTTCTTTATATCTTCCGCATTCTTGCCTACTTCGTTCGCTACTTTCTTACTGTAGTCAAGCACCGGCTCAACATCAGCGGTGCGAATCAGGGTGTAGGTCTGCTCGTTCTCATTCCATTTGAAATCGGTGCGGATGCCGACATTCGGGTCATACTCGAAAAAGTCACTCACCTGCGCTTGCCCTTTGTGTGTGTGCCGAAATGCTTACCCACGTCCGCCGCGACAAACTCACGCGCGACAGCCCGAGAGGGGCCCTTGCCCTTACGGGGTTTGCCCCCGTGCGCAATCATTTCCATGAACCGGTGTTGCTTGGCTGATGTGCTTGGCATAGGTCCACCACTGGAATACCGAGCCCCGCTATGGCGCGCCGCTCCGCCGCCCAGTCGTGAGCGGTGAGGGTGTCCTTCCAGGCGTAGGGCTTGGTATCGAAATACTTTCCGGTCTCGAGGTTTCCCATCAGCCGGTCACAGCCATAGAGATAGATCTCTTTAGGCTTGAGGTTTGTCACTGTCAGGAGGATCGCTCCCAGCCCGTGACTAGGCTTCAACGTCCCGCGGGGCTTACAGGCCAGCCAGTAGTCCCGCCATTCCGGGGGGCCGTACGTGGGGAGTTCCCAACGCGCGGCCGTACCCGCGTATGCGCGTTCCTTGCGCAATACGATGTAATCCGTTCGGGTACCCATGTGTTCCGGGCGCGGGGGATTGGGCTCCGCCTTGCACCGAACCACAGTCATAGAATCGACCAGGGCCCCCAGCCCGGAAAGGACTGAGGGCCCGTGGCCGATGATTACCACCAATTACGAACAGCCCACGACCTTCGCAGAGCTCTGCCAGTTGCGAGCAACCAGCGTGCACTCCGTGATGATCTGGTACTTGGTGCCGTCACCAGTCCGTGCCAGTTCACGAGCCATCGGGCGACGCAGGAAGGCCAGCGCCCAGTAGTTCGGGTCCAAGCACAGCACGATGCCGTTTCTCATGTAACGGTGGAGGATGACCGTATGACGGCCAAAGTCCGACACGTACACGTTAGCGGCACCGATGATCGGCGACTGCTCCGAAGCGTCGACGTTGACGAACCGAGTCGCGACTGACGTAAAGCCGTCAATCGTAGCCTTCTGGCTAGCGGTCGTCAGAATCACGCTAGGATCACCGCCGTTCGACCAGGCACCCTGGAGCGCGTAGTTCAGATACGTGCTCGAGAACGCGCCCGGAGCGGACTGGTCCGTCACCACGCCCGGCACACCGGAAATGGTCGCAGGAGTCGTCGCATTGGAGCCAGCGGTCACAACAACCGCGGTGCTAGCGGCATTAGTCGTGCCGACAGCTGCGTTGTTGTAGTAACCACCGATCCAGCACTCGACGCCACCCATGCTGCGGCCAGTGCCCGACGCGCCCACGGAGGCAGTCGTGTTACGGCTCACAGCGTACTCGAGATCGCGCTTCAGTTCGCGCATCTTGACCATGGCGCCACGCGCAACTTCCGATCCACGACCGGCCTTCTTGACAGCCTCGAGGGTGTCAGAGACGAGGAAGGTCTTAGACAGAATCTGCGTGTAGTTGCCGAGACGGCTGGGAGGAGTGAGCGAGGTAAAGGTAGCGTCGTCGCCTTCGACCCCGATGTTGGTGGCAGCAGCCAGGAGCTCCTGGTGCAACCACTCGTGTGTCGTGCTGGTGGCTTCGGTCTTATCGAAGTTCGAAACCATCCAGGTGTCTTCTGGGAACAAGTCCCAGATCACATCTTCGAGATCCTCGCGGATACCACCGCCAGAGGATACGCCGAAGGTCTGTGAGGTGTTTGAGAGAACGGACATTAGTGACCCCTATTGAATATCGAACCGCTTTCCAATTTGGCGGCTATTACTTCGGCTTTCTCACCGGACGAACGCGCGCCTTTCATGGCTTTGCGGAAATTAAGGTCGGCTGCGGTCTTGGCCGGCATACGCGGCTGATCCCCGCCAGGCTTCAACACGCGGGTAGCCGCACCGACTGCTTTACCCGCATTGGCCTGGACTTGTGCGAACTGCTGGGCTTTCCAAAGGATCTTGGTAGACCGTGGATCGAGCAATACGCTGTCGGCTTCGGCCTCGCTGAGTCCTTCGGCTACTGCGAAATCCCGCAGCGCCTTCTCGGTTTGCTCATTGAAGCCCTGAATCGACTTGGCGGAGAGCTCGCGGGAATTGGCCCGCAGCTTGTCGAGATGCTGCTTAATGGCAGCGTCATACTGTGTGCGCTTGCCCCGGATTGACTCCTGCAGGCCGGCGCGACGTTCTTTCACTTGGTCAACTTCCGCACGTGTGCGCAGCAGCTGTTCCATGTTCATCTGTGACCAGTTCAGCTTGCCGGCCTCTTTGAGATAGGCGTCAATGACGCTGATCTCCTGAGCTTCGGACGCAATGGACTGCTGGAACTGGGAATCGATCTGTGCGCGTTGCATGCCCTCGCGCGCCTGGTCCAGGGCCCTGCGATGCTCCGCGAGCTCCTGTGTCTTGCGCGTGTAGTCTTCGTTCTTCATGACAGCTTCGCGCAGCGACTTGGGAACGCTCAGCTTCGCGCCCTCCCACTCGAATTCCTCGAGTCCGGGGGTAGTCACTGGCTCACTGGATGAGCCTTCGTCCTGCGCTTCTGGCTGCACGTTCGGACCGGGGGCGTAATCGCCCGCGGGCTCACCGTCTGAGCCTGAAGGAAAGCCGAACTTAGCAGCGATCTTGGCTGTGGTATCGGGGCTCACATCATCGAAGTCGGACATTGGTCACCTGTAAGTAAAAGAAAACCCCGGGAATATGCGGTCCTACCATACGACGGGATCCCGCCCGGGGCGTGTTAACGAAAGAATCCGGGGATAAGTCCTATCTTGCGTTTCTCTTGACGCTGGGCGTCCTGCTCAAGCCGGAACTGAATGAGCTTGCCGTCCTTCATGGCTACCTCAAGGTTTAACTTGAGATCCTTCAGGAGGCGCAGGCACCGACGCAGATCCTCCGCGCTGGCTACATCAGCCAGCGGACAACGCTCGATGCGGTCATAAATAGCCTGGCGCACGCTCTCGCATGCATCCTTGAACATGGGATCCTCGAGCAGGGCCTTAGCCCGCTCGCCGCGCTGTAACTCGTTCATTGCACCGTCTCGGGGGCTTCGGAGATAGTTTCGACAGGGACTGTCGCGCCTACGCACTTCATCAGGAACTGCGTCGACGCACGCATGGCATTGATAACGTCCCGCGTCTCGAGCGGATGCAGCCCGCTAACCGTGAGAACGAATGTCTTACCGTCCGACCTGAGCTCGATAGTGGTCGAGTCCACAGAGACACCCTGGGCGGCCTCCACTGTCTCGGTAACCGGCCCGTCGACTTCCCACGCAGTTGTCTTCACTGCGTGCCGCCATCGTCGGCAGAGCCCTTAGGTGGAACCGGTACAGGCGCTAGGTGCGCCTTCAGCTGCTCCAAGAAGGCGGCGTGTTTGGTATCAACGCCAGCCATAATCCGGTCATGCATGTGCTCCTGCCAGGCGCGGATGACTTCCGCATTGGCCTTGAGGCTGGTCTCATGCATCTTGATGGCAGCATCGCGCCGGTCCGCGGCATCCTTCTGGATAAGGCTGGCAGCGGCAATCTGCTTCTCGGCTGTGGTCTTGATCTGTGCAGCCTGGACACCTTCGGGAATCTTAGGCGGCTGCGGCGGAATGCGAGCGGGGTCAGTGAAGAACCGCTCGGGACTGGAGAAGTCGCTGCTTTTGGCGAGCTCAATGAGCGTGTTATAGACATTCTCAGGCGTTACCACAGGCAGGCCGAGTTGCAGCATCTGCTCCTGCTGGGCCAGGACTGTCGCTAGGCGCTGGATCTGCGAATCCTTGTTCCCGGCCGAGAACGCAACCGAGATCTTGAATGAGTCGCGGCGCCGCCACTCACCCGGGTTCACCTCTACCCACTTGCCGGCGATCTGCAGCATCTCGCGCTTGTGACCCTGCTTGAGCGCGATCTCATGCACGATGCTGGCGAGATCCTCGATACCAAAGGCCAGCACACGCGCAATCTGTTCTACGCGCTGAGCCGCCATGCTGGTGAGGGTCTGCACACCGGTCGCGGTCTTGTTCAGGCTGTTCTGGTCGATGCCGGTGAAATAGCGATTGGTCCCGGTGCGCCCCTCGCGTACCTGGTCCATGTACTCTAGGCCCTGCAGCGCCTGGGGGAATACGAACGGGTGTTCTTCATATCGAATCTGGTTGATGTCGGTTGCGCGGATGACGCCACCAGGCCGGCTGATGAGGGCATCCTCGAGCGATACCGCAGCCTCGTTCATGACCTTCTGCGGGTTGTTCGACAGGTACAGGTTATCCAGGCCCTGGCGCAGGATCGCCGTCTTGATCCGCTGCAGGTCCATGGTCATATCAGCAATGGACATGCCGATGTGACGATGCGGGAGCGGGCAGGCAACCGAGGATGCGACCGGGATGCGCTCTACCTCTTCCATATCGAGGATGCGCCGGCCGACGCGCAGTACCTTCAGGAGCTCTGCGTGCCCATCCCCGTCGTAATCCGCCCGGATCCAGATCATGCGCGCCTTGACACGACGCATGGACGGATCACTGGGCTTGTAGCGCTCTAACCTGCGCTCACCAAAGGTGTCGCGGGCGTAGTCTTCCTGTGTCCAGATTTCCGGGTCGTCAGCGATGTCCGTCGGCACATCGAAGCCGTTGTCCCGGAGCTCCGTCAGCGTAGTCTCTTCCCAGTATTCAAAGTAGTTCGTCCGTTCGTCAGACACGCGCCAGGAATAGGCGCGCTGGTCGACCTTGACCCGCTCCGGCGGCAGTACGCGAATGGCGATTTTCTTATCCTCGCCACGCTTGCGCACCGTAACGTCGTACAGCATGGCCGGCTGCAGCATGGGCTGGCCGCGCTCATCGATGATCGGCTGACTCGTCATCGGATCTATAACAGGCTCCGGCGGCAGGTCAGGTGCGGGATAGGTGCGCGAGTCGATAAGCTGAATCGTTGGATCCTGGAGCAGGTACGCCACGCCCTGGCGGGTCTGGGCCTCATAGCGCTCGATAGCTACCCGCTCTTTCTTGTCAGGATAGGCAAGGAAGTACGCGTTTTTGGTCAGCAGCGCATCCGTCGCCCACTCGAGGAATAACTCAAACCATGGCGACTTCTGCACCATGACGTGGTTGATGTAAGCGGCTTCCTGCTTCGCGCCCTCTACGTCCTGCTCGTTCTGCGGGACGATAGAGACAACATCATCCCCGTTCGCAAAGATCCGGCAGAGACTGGGCAGGATCCACTGGATTGTCTCAAATACGGTACGATCAATAACGTTCGACTGGCCCTCCGGGGCCGGATCGATGTTCCGCCCCAGGTACATATCGATGCTGAGTGCACGTTCGCTCGAGAGCTCAGCCGTCAGGTTCGACAGGTTAGAGCCATACGAACGGTTGTCCGCGTCATCAATAGCCGCGATCAGGGCGGACGCATCCATGGGCTTGCGGTCGTTGTGCCGCGCAGCCTTGAGGGCTGACTGATCTGCGAGCGGGCCCCGGTCGGTGTTACCGATCAGGGCGGCCTGGTCCTCGAGTACCGTCATACGTAGGACTTAGAGGGATAGACGATAGGACGCTTGCTCATGCTCGATGCACCTTTGGCAAAGGTGAGGCAGAACGCGTCCGCAAGATCAGGTGAGGTAACGCCGCGGCTTTTCATTTCGTCCTTACTCTCGACCTTGATCTTGCCGTTGGATAACACTTTGTAACTGGGCAGGGATAACTCGGCCATCAGCGCCTGGTCGCTCGGGATGGTCACGTCGCGACGTTCGAACCACTCTCGAGCTTCAAACCAGAGCTCATCGCGCAGCCTGCTGTATCGGTCCTGCACGCTGGGGGACTCAGCGACATTCACGCCCACCACAGGCAGGCCCAGTTCCCGGCAGCGATCCACTACGCCAGCACCAAGCCCGATGACATCGATGAAGAT